TTAATCTCATCCGATGCCGTGAATATTGCAGTTTTAACTATATCCGCTGAGATAAGTCCCTCCGCAGCGATATCCCTTATGTGCCCCATGGCATTGGCTGACATTTCCTCATAAGACACTCCTATAGCCTCTGCCATTTGTCTTGCAACGCTCTCATTGTTCTGTATGTACGAAGCGATATTCTGAATAAGGTTCGGTGCCTGCTCAAATATACTGTTGAGCTCATCACCGCGCAGTACTCCTGAACCAAGTGCCTGTGAAAGCTGCAGCATTGCATTGGAAGCCTCCTGCGTGGAAGCTCCGGCAATCGTCATCTGCTTCTGAATCAGGTTAGCAAAAGCGACCACCTCCGTTGTGCTTCCAAACGCACTCCCGGCATTATTTCCGAAACGCGCCACAACATCTGCCATATCACTGAATGAACCTCTGGCATCCTGAGCAGCCGCATAAGTCATGTTCACAAGCTCATCTGTTGTCTGTAAACCATCATTCATCATATTAAGACGTGTGGTTGTCTGTACAAGATCATCTGACAGACTGATAACCTTCCCGATACTCTGGACACTCACATAAGCGGCAACAGCACTTTTAATGGTATTAAAAAGCTCGTCCGCGTCCTGTGTGCCGCTCTTTATCTGCTGATTGAAGGCTCCCTGCTCGTCGACATTATCACGTATATACCGCTCGGTGTTACCGATTGTCTGAGACAGCTTAAGATATGCCACATTCGCCGATGACACGTCCATGTTCTGCATCGCTTCATTAAGTTCACTCTGCGATGACAAGGCTGCTGCCAACTGGTTCCTGAGCTGTTCAAGCTCTGCATTGGCTGTTTCCGTGCCAATATTAACCCGGTTGTTTTCTATCTGCTGTATACGCCCCTTTATCATGTCAATACGCACTGCCATGCTGTTGAGATTCTGAAATGCTTCCGGCGGAAATATATTCGTGTTGTACGCCTGCTTGGCTATACTGTCCTGCGTGCTGCTTAGCTGCTCAAGCATTGAGTTCGCGCTCTGCACTTCCTGTGTAAAACGATCATAACCTGTTGTTATGAACACATCAACAGGCTCCGGCTGCCATTTGACCTGCTCCGGTTCCTGAACAACCGTCTTGACAATTTTCCCTGAATCCTGCCGGTCCATCGCCATATTATAACGCTCAAGCTGTGCTGTAGCCTGAGCTATTGCTTCCCTTGCACTGTCAAAGCCGGACGTATCCACATCAGCACTCATGGAGGAGTTCATATCAGCCATTGAGTTCACAGCGATATTGACCGAATCTATTATTCTGTACAGGACGGTTGAGAAATGGTCCTGTAATTCTATTCCCGTCTGAATCGATGCCATAATGCCCTCCTTCTATCAATGCTTTTTTGACTGTGACTCGGCTCTTTTGCGCTCCTTCTTGTCATTTTCAACCTTAATGTCAATTGAAGCGATAATAAATGCCTTTTCCTGTGCGTCCATATTCAGGAACTCACCCGGCATTATATGCAGTTTATGGAGAGCATAGTAAGCATAATTAGCCTCCCCATCGCCCTCCTCAATCAGTTTTTTGCCTCGTCGACCTTCTCCTCTAAGGTCTTATCGAAGCCCTGGAACTTCTGAATCCATACACATAAGTCCTGATACTCGCCAGGGTTATCAATCATGGCAAAAAGCAGCTCCTCCGGTGTCATCACACCATAGCTGTCCTGAAGCTCCTTGTCATATAGATCCGGAACCACAACAGAGCTTACAATCATTTTAGCAAGATACTTCTTCGTGTTGAGCCTTGGTCTGAACACCTCCGGTCTGCCTGTCACCTGAACATCATAAGTGCAGGAATCCCTAAGTTCCTCGTTCTCCTTAGATGTAATAGGCTTAAATTCAAACTCAAGCGGGTTTCCCTTTTCATCTGTAAGAGACGTTGTCGGTGCATACTTCCCATTCTCCCTGATTTTTTTATTTTCCTTCATAAAAGCGCTGAATTTTGACATTTCATATTCTCCCTTCTTATCTATCACATAATAATAAAAAATCCCTGTGTGAGCCTGTCATAAGCTCACAAGGTAATTATCAGGCTGGTAGCCTGTATACTAATTGGTGAGGAATCCTGTAAGCTCCTTGAATGTCTCCGGGATTGAGAAATCCTCGAAGGTGAAATCTATATCCTCATCAAGATACTCTGAATCCGCATCGAACTTGGCAAGGATTCCACCATTGATATTGCAGTCCTTGAGAATTATCGTCTGACGCCCCACATCACTTGTAGGATCCTCGTTCGTAATCTGCATATCAAAATAGATGTCCTCGCCAGTCTCTTTATAATTGAGCATTAACTGACGGAAAACACTCGTATTGTAATGAAGGGTACACGAACCGGTGCCCTTCCAGCCTGTACTCTTGTTACCTTTTCCAAGCTTTCCCAGAATCGGAACTTCCGACTTGCTTTTTTCAAACTTAGCCTCCACCTTGATTGCCTGCATCAAGTTATACCGCCTGTTCTCTATGGTGACAAAACACTCACCCAGCGACGCGGCGATTGTATCTTTCGCACGCATAGTTACGTTCTTTCCCATTGTTCTCTCCTTCCTATGCCACTGTTATGGTCATATAGACCTTGGACATCGCATTAACTACCTGAATTGAGCCATTTACAACAACGGATTTCTTACTGTCTCCCTGTTCGACAGTCACATCCTTGTCCGTAAACTCCTCTATAGCTCCAAGCTCCTGAAGTTGCTGCCTTATCTTAACAAGGTCTGACCAGAGCGATATCCTTCCCGCCGCATTGTTCGGGACAACACCCAGATACTTGGTGTTAAAAAGTAAAGCGTCATCATTGCCTATCTGGTCAATAACACGCACTGTCTGGTTGTCTTTAAATACTGCTCCCTGTGTGTCGGATTCCGTCACCATTGAATTGATATCCTCAAGAGCTCTTACATCCCCACTCACATTGTGGAGGACAAACTCCCCTTTATTGATTGCTGCCTTTAAATCATTCTGTGTATATTCGGTATCCACTGTGAACGCACCGTCATACTTCTTATTCTGGCACGATTTATTCACAGCACAGCTGCACTGTGCCCCTGTCACCCAGTACACAAGTGAACTCTCAGCCCATCCGTCATCTGTCACCTTGTTCTTAACATTGATGACGCCCATATAATCTGCCGCACAGTCATGCAGCACAAGCTGGAACTTGACCCCGACCTCATCACGCATTCTCTTTACGAATGCAGCATAGAGCTTCTTCGTTCCGGAATCGGCTGTAACAACACCCATTGTATTAAATGAATATGGCTCAATCTTATTGATGTAGCTCTGATGAGCCGAACCATCCACAGTTCCGTTAGTTCCTCCGGAAAGTGGTTTCCCGGCAGTTGTCGAAAGCTCTGTATTCTTAAACCGCACATAATCATTAGCTGTAAGCTGTTCCGCCTTGCCAACCGTCTGTTCATCCACCTTGGCCGTTCCAAGATATGTGATGACATCATGCATTCCCGTCTGGTCTGCGTTATCCTGAATGACAATCATTATGTCATTGCCCCTTACACCCGAATAAAGCGCCTCCGCATTTGATGCCTTAGTGCCTCCTGAGTTAAGGCGGTATGCATATAGCGTCTTAGCCCCAATAAAGAGGTCATTAAGTCCCTTCATCTTCGCATTGTCCACAGAATAGCCGAATATCTTCATTGAGTTTTTCTGATACTCCTCGTTAGACACCTCAAATACCCTGCCCTCAATGCCCCAGTCAAGCTCAAGCGGCATGGTAGCCACTCCTCTGTCTGATATAGCCGCGGATGCAGCCGCAGCCGACACGAAGTTAATATATGTGCCGGGAATCGTCTTATTCTGTGCTGTAAATGTTCCTCCACCTAAAGCCATCCTCTTACCTCACCTTTCCATGCAGATATTCTGCAATGATATTATCAACTTCCTCTATGGTGTAGCCTCTCCCATCATGAAGAAGTGCCGCCACCAGATCCTTCTTATCAGCATACCTTGCTGATACATAGAGCTGTTCCTTTAAAAACCTGCTCTCCTTATTTACCTCTACCTTATCACCCGCGCTTTTCCCGCCAACGCTCCCATCAGACTGCGTAACTTTAGCCTGTATCTCCTCCGGCTGTGTTTTTCTTCGTTCCGCCATCACTCTACCTCCTTAATCAATATGTCCGACAGCATGGACTCCATCTGTTCGTCGCTCCTGATGCGCTCCACAAACATATTGTAATTCACAAAGAAGCTCATCACCCCGTCATGCACCTCATGGCTCATGTCAATGCCTCTTATCTGTCCTTCATCAAGGGCAATATATTCAAGACACTCCTCCATCCTTATTGCAGCATCCTCACACTCCCTGTTCTTTGACGCTGACAATGGAAAATACTGTATGCAGAGCTGAGCATGTCTGCGATATCTGTTGCCCGGATATGGCTTAACTGATGACTCAATAACGGCAATAAAAAAGCAAGGCTCTTTAAGTCCCTGCTCCATCTCTTCACCATATATCTCATAGTCATCACCGAACTCGCCATTGAGTGCCACACTCACCGCGTCAACTATTGAGCTTAGCATTTATGCCCTCCATGTACTTTTTTATTTTTCGCTCAAGAATCTGCGGTGCTTTCTCCTGAAGCTCCTGCGCTGATATGGTCATCATAAAGTGCCCCCGAACCCAGCCTTTGTTGTTGGGCTTTCTATGTCCATACTCGACATAGCTGGCATATTCAACCGGATTGATTATCTCTATCTCGTAGGTATCACCCTTTTGAATTACTGTCATGTTTTGTGCATACTCTTTTATGGCTTTGGCAGATATTTTACCGCCATTTGTCCAGCCGCGGCGCAATGTACCTCCGACTTTTGTCTTTTTTTTACCTGTCTTCTCATTTTTCACTGTCACCTTATGACCTTTATGCTGCTGACCCGACACACATTCGTATGCCTGTCCGGAATAGTCACCCACAGGTGTCCTCTTAATCACCATCGCAAGCAGTCTCGCCGCCAATTCCTTTGCACATGCTTCAATAAACTCATTGGAATTTCTTTCCATCTTCTCAAGCTCCGCCTTAAACTTATTTAAGTCCGAAGCATTGAATTTTCCCATACCTGCCATCTATGTCCACCTCTCAAACAAATCCAGCATTATCTCCTGGTGTGAAGGATATACTGCTGCGATACCGCTTCTTGTATAATCTGTGGTAACTCCGTTCTGTGTGACGGTAAGCTTCGAGCCGGGGCTTATCACAACATCAGGAGACACGAAGAGCTTAACCGTCTGGCTTACTGCTGCCGCTGTCTCCGACTGTTGCACCGGAGCAACTGATTCAAACGAAAGCCGGCACGGCTGATTTTCCAACACGATAACATCAGCCGTCTCGGTAAGCTTCGTCTGCTCATTCCTGACCTTTCTGTGCTCCGTCACGGTAAGACTGCCCTTG